AATGTGGCTGAGAGTGTGGCTGGGAGTGCGGCTGAGAGTGCGGCTATTGAAATCTTATTCAAGCGTTGTGTGAAGTAGCCGATATTCTCGGCGGAAAAGGAATAACACATGATGAGCAATGATGAAGAAAACGATGAGGGAATTGAGTATTTAGGCGATGGGCTTTATGCTAGTTTTGACGGGTATCAGATTTGTCTAATGGCTAACAGCCACACCGCACCCACAGATACTGTATATTTAGATCCATCAGTTTACGCCAATCTAGTTAAATTTATGCGTAGATTTTCCGAGCCGAAAACGGACGCGGAGATTGAGTCATGAACACCTCCACCCGTACAGCCCGTGAGAAGTATGAACACGCGAAGGCCATGCTCACCATAGCAGAAGCAGCGTGGGATGGCGGCAACGGCGACCTGCCATACAGTATCGTGCAGAAGTGGCAGCTTGAAGAAGCCTTGTGGCGCAAAGTGATCGAACATGCAGAGGAGAAACCTAATGGCAAGAACATTGAACGGTAATCTGACGGGACGTGCGGCATCGCAGGAATTGCGTGATGTACGCAACCAGCTATTCGAGGATAGTATCCGGGATAGCAAGCGATATGGCGTTGAATTTGACCACGCGCTGCAAACCTTGGACTATCTCATGGAAGAAAGCGAATTTATCAGTTGGTGGGATACCTTTTCGCCTACCATGACAAAGCGCGATTTCCTGCCAATTATGGAGGCCAAAATTTCCGATATTATCGGGAGCGGCGGCTTCTACGCACATGGCGACATTACCGCCACCGAGCGCGCTGACGAGTTCACCGAAGCTGATGAGCGTGAAAGGCAAGATATGCACACGCTGGGGCTGGGAGGGTAGTCAATGGATATAACAATTGACACGCCAGACAATAAGATAATTGTGCGCTTTCAGAAAAATAACTCTAACGCTGTCATAATCCCAAAAATTGGCAATCCGATGAAAACAACAATCCCCGAATTAATAGAAGCTTTAGAGATGGTTGCCAAACAAAAAACACAGGAATCGAGGCCGCGAAAAGAGATATAATCACACAGTCTACCAACGGAAGCCTCGCCCGTTTTGTGAGGCAAATCAAACAGAAAAGGAAAAATCGAAATGGCTAATCCAACTACGGAACAGCAAAACACTTATGCACTGGAACAGGCAGTATCCATTAACTCATACTTTGACGTAAACATCGAAGGTGAGAACGTCCGTTTGCAAGTCACAACCCGTCACGGTGTTGCGGTCGAACGGATCGTAAAAGATGTGGAAAACCACATCGAGGCGTATACACAACTTCGCCAAGCTCATCCGAGAATATCGGCGGCAGAACCAGCCACGGTAACCGAGTCGGGCGACAAGAAGTTCAAGTACAACCAGCCCATACCCATGTCGGAACTCCCGCCAGAACTTCCAACTAACGCCGCAGAGGGTGGTGAGAGCGAATATTACCGTGAGGAATTTGACTCGTTTGAAATCACACCCCAGCCAGACGGTAAGGCCACTGTGAAATTCTATAAGGACAAACTAGAGTTCCCTATCGGCGCTTCTATCAACAAGTGGAAACACATGGATATTCGTGCCATGCTTCAATCCCTGGGCGACTTCGATCCGAGCGTCCCCAGCAAGAACCGAAAAGCTGGCGTGCAGTTTTGGGTAAAAGGCAGTGAGTATGTAATCTCGCAAGGCGCACACAAAGGCGAGAAATCGCACTACAAGAACCTGAAACTCATTCAGGCGATTCTCTAACCCATTCGTGGGGCAGGGTGCGATCCTGCCCCTACACAAGAAAGGAACGTAACATGCCCGTCTCTCAAATCTCCCCTCGCTTATCCTACAAAACTGAAGCACGCATGGACTGGCTGAAGCAGATGAACGATGATGTGATCTTAGCCAAAGCCGCAGGCGACACAGCCCGTATGCTGGACATTGCCGCAGAGTACGAGAGGCGCGGGATGCACCAGACGGCGAGTAGGATACGGCTGGAAGTAAACATATTGCCTAAATGGTCATATGATGATTCGGAAGATATACCCCCGAATAATGAAGGCGATAAGTAACATCAAGGGTTATTTATACCCACAGAATCGTTTAAAACATAGTTAGAAGGCTTCTTATGAAAAAAAACAAATTTGTGTTTTATGAAGGTTCGCCAATTCACTACCCTAATGGATGGCTTGCATTGTGTGGCTCTGGTTGGTTGCAAGCGTCGGGTATCGAAAGTGACGTAACCTGTCCTGAATGTTTACGCCTTCTAACACAGCGTGCACCCGACTTGGCTAATGCGCCTGAAATTCAAAGGCTCTGCGCCAATTGTCATCAATATCATTCTGTTGCCGTTGCCTGCACGCCAAGCGGGTAACGCAAACCGTTAGCCCCACCCGTAACAATGCCCCTGATGCGCGAATAAGGGGTGACGACCTGAAAAGCAGGTCATATAGCCTGTTTTACAGTTTGACCCGCCCGACTTACGTGGCTTGGTAACGTAGAGAAAAGAAGAGGAACAAATGTCAACTTTATATTTTAAGAATCCCGTATTCAAAACAGGTCGCAATATTACCTGTCGTCGTGGAATCAAATGGGACACCCTCTCGAAAGAAAATGTCCTTGTCGTTGACACCGCCGATCCCATCAGAGAAGATGGGCAAACGAAGGTTTTGCATGTGGTCGATATTGAAACCAGGGTATTCAAATTCTCCGATTTGGTGGACGCAGATGTGACAGACGAACATGACCCCATCTGTCAGACCGTCTCTGGTTTATTCAAAGTTATGCAAGCCACTTACGATAACTTCGATGAGCGCGAATTGGTAACTCTCTGCGCTTTCGATGTCGAAGCGGGCTAACTCAAACCATTAGTTCCCCAAAACGAAACCACCCCGCAAGAGGTGGTTTTTGGTATATACTTGTGGTATCCGTCACGCGGCGAGACGATAAGCAGTAACTGCGTGCGGTGTAAATGGAAACTGAGAGACTTTATGCGAGTCTCTCAGTTTTGTTTATACATATTTATTTAGCAGGCGCATCTTTCATGGCATCGTACAGGCCGAACGAAGTAACACCCAGCGCGAGGCCGAACACTACGACAGTAAACCAGCCTTGGAAATCAGAGGGGAGGCCGATCTTGCTGAGTTCATAGCCACCGCCCAATAACAGGCCGGTGATTACAGCAAGCAACTTGCCCTTGATCCCGACGATAAAGCCCTTGATAACCTGTACAAGTCCCAGGATAAGGGCGAGCAGGGGAACACCTGCCACAACTGCATCTCGAAAAATTTGATCGAACATTGTTACTCCTTTTGGTTTGGTTGAAGTGGTAACATTATAACCGAGAATATCGGCAACTGTTAGATATTTTTCAACACCTCCTTGTATCCTTTTACACGAATTAGGCCACCGATAGTTACTCCTCTATTCCAAGGGCTATCGAATAGTAGTTTTTTGCCCGTGAAATCAAGAAAGTTCTTATCGTAATCGTCAATCAAAATATCGGCCTTGATTAATCCTTTATCACCACACTCTACATAATCCTTGATAGAAGGGGAGAAGTGATTGTCTTTCAGCCATTGATATTTTACCCCTAACGTTTCTGGCGTAGGAGTGGTAACGAATATCACACGTCCACGAATCCTTGCCCACGTCACACAATCTACCGCGCCTTCAAAAACGGGAGTGTTTTGATAGAGATTCGGAGTGAGGTATTTATAAATATCTTTTCCACAATCCGATACTACGAATTGAGTCATGTCCCAATTCTTAATATCCTCTACCTGTAAATTATCTTTATAATCTCGGTTATATCGGCGCAACCATTCTAAATGTATATTTGCCAATACGCCATCAATGTCGAAAGCTATTACTAACTCTCTGGCTTGCTTCACTTCCTCAATCTTCATCAGTTTCAAATCTGGTAGAACCATACTAACTCACTTTCCGGGCTTTGAGAATACGAACCCAACTGTTCTTCTTCCGTCGCGCATCAACTCGCATTTCAGCTTCTTTTCTTCCACCATCCTTTCCAATGTTGCACGCGCTATCCGTGCCGAGCAGTTATGAAACTTGCGGTATTCCTTTACTGTAATCCCATAGCCCTTCGGACGAATGGGGCTGGGGACGGGCATGGACTTCATCAGCTCGCTATCAAACTCCGCGGTTGTGATATTCATTACCTTTACTGTCTGTTTCATTCCCAATCCTTTCTCTTAGTGGCGTAGCGTATCCACTCAGGCTCGGCACAAACGCCATCGCGTATCTTGAAAAGTAGTGAGCCGATATGCGGAATATTGTTTCCTTTGCCGATTCTGTGAGAATAGCTATTGGCCCCTGTCCAGCACGGGGCGGTAAGTGCGCGTATGGCATAGTTCATGCCGCTATCGGATACCCGGTGTACATGGCCGCGTATGGCATAGTCTGGTAGTTTCTGTCCCCATTCCGCGTATTCGAATATTAGGGTGGAGGCGAGTTTATTTGCCGCGTTCTTTTCCGACCATGGCAGATTGCCCATGGAAACATGATGGGCGAGGTCAAAGCGTAAGCCGCCAAACACTTTTCGTATGTATTGGCTGGTATTGTGTCCGTCTATCTTTTCTGTGTTGTCGTAATTATCTGCGAGTATTCGTTCGTATTCACCCCCCGAACCTGTGTGTGCTTCCGTGCCTGCCACCCAAAAAACCTTGTCCGCTATATCAACTAATGGATCCAGTGTTTCTATGGCATTGTTGATAATCAATTCCTTATCCCGTGTTACTGTTTGGATACTATGGTCTTTGAAATCAACCTCAACCATGTCGCCTAACATCACCACATAGAGGGGCGTTCTATGTCTTAAAATAGTTAATGCGTTTCCGTATTCCTTTACTTTGCCTATCATGTCCCGCCAGGCTTCCCATAACTCGCCCTGCCATTTGGAGAGCGCCACGCCGATATTATCGGGAAGTTCGGCCTTTGGGGATAAAAGTGCTACTGTACTGTTAATGTGTGTATCTGCAACAACCAACAAATTGAGGTCGTTCAATATCATCTCCTTACTTTTTCCGCTTCATCTGCACGCGCCAGTCATCCAGTAACAGAAATATGGCGAGCAGGATAATAGAAGCGGTCATTATTTACCGGGCAATCCCCGGATGCTGTTCAAGAATTGGATAAATGTGAGTAGTAAAATACCAAATAGCGGCGGCGGTTTGGCTGACAAAAGCAATACCAATAGCTGTCATCCAGAATTGAAGAGAGGCCATGAAGCGCTTTATAGTTCGTACGTCCTCCTGCAATGATGGGTCGCCGTTCCCGCGCACGAGGATCTTATCGTGTTCGTCCACCATGCCTTTGACGATCCTTAGTGCTTCAGATGTTGCCATGAGCGTTACTCGCGCCATAATGTCTCCGATTTTAACCTATTTCCTGCACTTTGTGTTTTTCCATATACAGAAATCCGTTTTTGCTAACCAGATAGAAGTAGGCCGGGAATAGCCAGTTTTTGCCGGGTGTTAACCTGCCATCGGCGTGAATATTCGTCCACTTCTGCTTGGTGTAGTCGCGGATGATCTGCGAGCCGAGTATGTTCGTCTCCACCATTACCCAATCGTTGTTTACCTGTTCGCCCTGCACGATATTACCTTGAAAGGTGAGTAGCTGCGTGGTGGGCCAATATTGCTGATTTACCAATCCGCCCTCGTGTGCGGTGAGGTAGTTGAAGGATGTGCGCGAGTTGATTTGCCTATCCTTTGTTTGCCAGTATGAATTGAGCTTGATTGCGTCGGCTGTGCCAGCTTTCATAACAGGATACAGGCGCGTCGAGGCTGGCAGCATGGCGTGGCCGTATAGATTGCGTACCTTGCCATCGAATTCTAGGTCGGTGAGTAGGCGGTATAGGGTCATTTGTGGGCAGCCTCCCAGCCGCGTAAATACGAAAAGTACGATAGCTGCACCTTGTCCGGCTCCACCTCGAACGCCGCGTCCGCCGCCGATACTATCGGGAGCGGGTTGTCAGACAATGGCTTGAAAAACGCTTTGTATTCCGCGTCCGTTCCCTGCCACACATTCACGTCGGGGCCCTCGGAAACTTGCCATATTTTTGCCTCAGTCCATGCGCCGTACATCGTGGGCTTGCTGATAAACCGGTTGTACTGAGCTGTCCAAAGCGGGGCCTGTGCGAACCAGCGGGCAGAAGCGGCAGGCACGTTCAGCATCTTCCAGAAGCCTGGAGCGGTATATATGCCCGGCAAATTCTGATTGAAGAAACTGGCTTTGGTATCCTGAATTCGCACCATCAAATCATAAATATCATCATAGCCTGAGTAGGGAAGCGTCCAGTAAATGCGATCCTTCATGGTTGTAATGGGCTTCTCACAATCCACCCACATTCCCAATTCACCGAAGTCAAGATTTGTCCACTTCTTCAGCGCTTCAAATTCAAGGCTTGACTTATGCCGGGCATCTTTCAGCCAGTACCAGCCGCGTTGCAAGCCAGCTTTCTTCGCATCCGCCCACCATGTAGGCTTGACGCGTGGCACGTCCGGCCATTCGCCTTGCCCGGCCTTGAAGATAACCCCGGAATATCCCTCGAGGGCTATTTTGTCAAAACTGAAATGTATCTCGTCGTTGCCTGAATACAGGTCAATTAGTTTGATTGTCATGCCCCAATTATACTACCTGCAACCCTTTTATAGTTTTGGCGTATACTAATCAAGTAGAAAGAAGGTTGTCATGTGTAAAAGGCTTTTTGTGTACATTGTTCTGGTTACAGTTATTTTTGCCCATCTGGACTTCGATAAAATCCATCAAAGTTATTTACAATATGGACATTTCCCAGACAAGAGCGTTGATTTGTGGTGGCCCAAGTGGTCGGCCATGCGCTACAATCTGGCTTTGTTTTTATGCCCTCCGTGTGGGGCACTGGCTGAACATTATTACTTCGTGCTATTTGAAATCGAAGCAGGCACAGACGAACAAAACGATTTGCTTCTCAGTCATATCCCACCCAATTCTTATGAGGGTGTTTTATCGCCTCATGGTTTCTGGTGGGGACAAGGCGGAGAGAATAATTCTAATCCATGGAAACGAGTTAGTTTACTCTCATGGTATTTATATTGGTTGCCGTATACAATCATCTGGTGGATCATAATAGGCGACTTATTTTACCTTCGCGTCCCTTGGTGGGTTAGTATGATGATGGAACAAAGTAAAGTTGTGACCAGCGGAAAATATAGTCGGCAGATGAGGCGTTTTTTCCATTTACCTTGATAAGCAGAAAATGATAACCACTCGTTAAAGCTGTGACAGTAAGGCTTTTCTGGGTATAAGCGTTCGCGGCCGCGTACCAATCCTGTGCTGTAGTTTGCACCACACCGTCAAAGTAATAATCCAATTTTCCGAAGTTGGCCCCTACACCACCGTCTACATATAGTGTGTATGTCCCGGCCTCCAACACAACGCCAGCATAATACTCATCCCCATCTGCCGCCTGTGCGGCTGTTAAGTTATATATCATCGCCGTAGCATAGGACGAGTTATTGGCTACTGTTGGGGTATTGCCGGTGTTATTGAGAAGTTGCAAACCTTGTATCAAGTCTGTTCGCGGCCAAATTGGTCGGGTTCCAGTACCGTTAGAAGTCGGAATTAATGCTCCTGATGCTATTGTGGCATCACTAGAGTTATAAGTGGCGGTAGTTGTGGAATTGTCAGCAATTGTTGTAAGCAAATGATAAGCAGTGGCATCTGATTGGGTTGCCCCAGCAGCAGTAACATATACCTTTCTAGATGTTGTACCCCATTTTCCTAAAGGTATTGCAGATAGGGCAACCGTCTTGGCTGATGATGCTATCACCACTGCTGTAGATTGTGTAACGTCCGCATCTGTTTCGCCGATAGGATCGACAAAAGTAACAATTGCATAATGCGTACCCACATCTACATTACCTGCGCCGCCTGGCGTGGAAGTCAATTTATCTTTTGCTTCTTCCACCCGTAAAACATGGGATTCACCGACGAGAACTTGACCCTCTAAAAGAGAGCCTGCTTTAATGGAACCCAATAATGGAATTGCATCCTCAGATCCATTAGTTACATCTGTCATCTTCCAACCGAAAAACCCAATATTATCATTATTGCCAGAACCATCTTGTGAATAAGCCCCCATAAATGGCCCTGAGCCGGTAGCGGCGGTTCCGGTTATTTTATTGACTAAATTAAAGAAAGTATTTCCAACATTGGTTGCTGTTGTATTGGTATCTATTTCAAACTTTTGGGCACCCGCCGTTGTTAAACTCCCAGCCGTTAAATCTAGTTGAGCTACTCCTTTTGTATCTAGATGGAAAATTGCCCTTGTTGTTGCCGTGCTATCATTTGCGAGTAAAAGAACTTCTCCTTGTTTCCCGGATTCTTTTGCCTGTCCAGTTATCTCTATACCAGCCAAAGAACCTGCTATATAAAACGAATCAATGGAACCAACTAACGTACTGTCGTCGTCTGTTTTCCAAAGTAGATAAGCAGTAGCAGGATAACTCCCTGCCGTCAACGTAATACCTAATACATCGAGTATTCCTTTTCCTGCTGCCCAAATAAACTTACCCGCTGTATTAAACCCAGCTTGTAGCACTCCTAACGCCACTGCGCCAACATTGAACGTACCAACAGAACCGAAATTCTCTCCTAAAGCAGACATAAATGAACCGGTAAAACCTGTGTCTGTAGGCTCTATGGTTGTGGTTTGCGGAGCAATGAATCGTCCTGCAATTTGATCCCCCAGATTGTTGGTGATTTGATCTACTGCGGCAATTTTCGATATACCGGCAGGAAATAAGCCGTTGACGAGTTCAGGGGTATTCTCGGAACGCGAAAAGTAACCCACCAACTCCTGCATTTCGTTGGTGGATAAGTCCTCTTTTCTTGCAATCTTTAATATAATGTCAGCTATCATCTTAGATTATTCCTGGCGTGCAGGTCTGATTGTTCCTGTGTGCTTATTTCCCAAAAGTTAACATCAATGGCTTCGTGCCATCCGAATTGTTTACCGAACTCGTTTATCTTGAATTTCTTTTCGGCATCTATATCGGCCTGCCATTTGGTGCGGAAGTGGGATATTTGCCCTTGAATAAGAATAGGGTAAATAGGCGTTCCCAATACCAACATGTCTATTTCCAACACACCCGGCAGGTTTACCAACGCGCTGGTTAACCTCTGATTTGCTTTCAGGTTGGTTTGTGGGGCAACTATCCTTTCACGGAACAAGAAATCCTTGCCTGCCCTTTGAATTGATTTGGAGTATCTAACCTCCAGGTCGCTGGCCTTTTTCCCCTGGATAATGCCCGCGGTTGATTCTTCTGCGCCACGTTTATACTTTTCACCCATCCTCACTTCGGGCAGTGGCAGTTTCTTAAATTGATAGTGGAAAGGCATTACGCCTCCCGGAATACCATGGAGATTTGTCCACCCCATGTGTTCTCGTCAGTGTTGATCCAGTTACGTGATATTTGCGGAGCAGACACAGTAACCACCTTGCTGTCCAACGTACTTACCACACTGGCTATTGTTATCTTTTTCATCTGCGTAGCTTGTGTGAGAAGCCATGTAACAAGAGTGTTAGGATCGTGGTCATTCTCGCCGGTATAAGTATCAGCGTTTGAGTCCATCCTGAACGTGCCTGTCCACTGATATTTCAGTGGAGGCAGGAACCATCCGTTGCACTGCCATGACGTGACTATCGTCGGGCTTTTACTAACCTTTGTTTGCAATCTTAGCCTGAAACGAATGGAGAGAACGTTTCCTAAATTCGCCGTAATCGCCTGAAATGGGGAGTCGCTTGCTGTCCCCAAAGAAGTCCACGTACTTGTTCCTACAAACTCGTTGGTTTGATAGTCCACTTCCACCGAGCCAAAGGAGCCGAGTTCGTCTGTAATGATCTTCAACTCATGGATTAGTTTATAGAATTGCGGCTCATCCTGATCTATTGTGGACGTAACCATTACAGCTTCGTGCATATAATTCATGCCCGTATCTCTTAATGGGTTGGCGGCATAAAGAGGTAAGTCCATGTAAACCATTTCGCCGTTCACGTCCATCCACAGGCGAGGCCTGGCCCCCACATTGGCTTGCCAGAATATATTCCTAATTCTTACGCCAGTCGCCCATCCCTTGAATAGTACCGACCAGCCCATACCGTTCCAATATCTCACGGTGGAATAATTAGATGAGCCTCCATCAATAACCATGAACACCCAACCGATACCGGAAATCATGCATGATACTGCGCCGCGTTGGTCGGTAGGTACACCCTCGTATCCAGAGCGCCAGTTCAGCATGTCCACAGCACTGGAACTGAGCATCCGTTCTACGCTATGATTCCATCCGAACCACAGGTAATTCTCCTGCACACAAGCGCCCAATCCTGTTTGAGAATCAGGAGCATCATCAAAGCCCGTACCCAATTTTCTTACAGATGATTCCAGAGAATACGGGCCGTCCTCTTTCAGAATATGAAGAACTGAGTTGTAGCCGATCATATTGTTAATTCGGAAGTCAGTCGTACCTATTACTTTTGATCCGCCAAAAACAAGAGGATTAGTTCCGGTGGGAGCTGAGTTGATTGTGGACGTACTGGACAATGCCTTGTACATCAACACGCCACCCGCGGTATTTGTAAACGCGTACATAACATCCGCCCGATTTGTACCATCGGCTGCGAATGTGTGTGATGTTGCTGCCACAACCATACGTCGAATATTCACAGCAGAGCCTTGAGGAAAGTAGGCGACCTTCCCGGCCACAGAGGGACGACCGGTTATCGCTCCAAGTCCCGATGTTCCAGTCGTAGTATTCCAAAATGGAGTGGAATACACATGATAACGCGAAGTGGTATCTGGAGTGATATTCCACGCCGCTACTGTAAATTGCGTGGTTGTATTTGAAATTATTTGCCTGACTTGACCATCTCCCAGTCCATCAATAATGCGTATATAAGCTGCCAGTGTGCCAGTGGATGCAGCGTATTGGTTGGTGGTCATTGCAAGGTTTGAATCCGTCAGGGTTGTGCCCGTGGCTGATGTTGCAGTGCCACGAACCCCATTTGTCTTAAGTAGTGATGTGGAACCATCATCGTTTTGTGAACAGGCATATACAACACCGTCAAGCAAGAAGTATCGCCATTGCCTTGAAATATCAGCAGGAGTTATCCTGAAAAACGTGTCCACGCCCGATGAAGTCCACACTGAACCAGCAGTGGACATTAATCCTGCTGAACCGTCGGTATCCACAAGCACCTCCCAATGATTAGCCGCGGTATCACCCGATCCACCATATATCTTGACGTGGTAAACCGTGGCACCCGTCAATGCCTGTGTGCCAGTCCAATCGAATAATTGGTAAATGCTGAGTGTGTCTGTAATATCTGAAACTGTTTTTGTGACTGTTTGCAACACGGTATTTGGGTTGCCTGCGCTATCGCTGCACAACTCAAGTGTAAGCAGGTTGCTTACAGGAGTTCCACGTCGGCGTACCCACATATACCCCTTATCTGCTGTCTGCCCATTGGATGTAAATGGAACGTCGAGATAGCGGCCAACTAAATTAACTGCATCTGCTGTTCCATATAGTTTCCACCAGTCCATGTTGCTTGCATCATCTGGTAGGTTTTCATCAAGAGTAATGGCCCCTTTCCAAAATCTCCACTGCGGGCCTTGGAATAACTTGGTATCTTGTGACGACCAAAGAAAGGCTCCATCTGAAAATCCTGTAGGATCATCAGTAAACCTTGTACGTCCATGCCCGCCTACGAATGTCTTTTGCTGCGCCTCGAAATTCTGAGCCGGTGGAGACAATGGTATCTCGTCCAAAGCACGCACACCGGACATGAATATCAGACCATAGGTATCAGTACCATCGGTTAGTGATATGTCATGCGTAACATCCGGGATGTTCGGCCCTACGTTTACAGTCGTCATTAGGTTATGATGAACGGTGTGGGTGGGCGGTCTTTGTGATCGAGGCCGCGTACAGAAAAGAACTTGGGTTTCTTGCGTTCCTTTTGTATAGGAACATCAATCTTGGCAGCGGATAATTGGTCTTTCGCATCGTTCCAACGCTGTAACAGGATCGAGTTTATGGCCGATTCGCCTCGCTTTGAAACAAGCCAGGTTAATGCCTTGTCAATTGCTGCTGCTACTGCAACTTTCTCTGAGATAGTCTCTGAGATAACTGAGCTAAATGCGGTAATGGCTGGATGCACGCCCTTGTATACGATCTTCAATTTGCGTCCAGTGGGCATACCGCGTACTTCAAGCATCCCAGCACTACCAGGAGAGGCAGGAAAAATGGTGCAAAATGGAAGGATGGAGAAGTATTGATTAGCCGTTGCTAATGTAGTATTACCTTGCAGCAAAATATCGAACGGTTCGTCATACTTCAGTCCTACGGGCAAGTCATATTCGTACTGGCTGGCGACAATTGTTATCGAGGTATCAACCAGTGCGATATAACCCAAGTCCTGAATACCATCATTTACCGCTTGCAGCATTTGGGTGGCGGGGATAACTGAGCGCACTAATCCAATAGAATCGCCTGATGCTACAGCGGTTGTGAGCGCAGCCATTGTGAATGTTTTTGTACCTGAAACGAAAGCTGAAATCAATCCGAACTCACCCTCAGGAGCGGCACCTGCCCCGCCAGCATCACGCGTAACGATAACCGTACCGTTCAGTAGTGCATTGGTGGTTGTATAGCGCGAATTTGCATCCACAACCGTGGTTGTAGATCCACCTGTGGCGGTTATGTCGATCATGTTGCCTGTTTCACGCCAGGCGCGTTGCATTACACGGGACGCGATAAGTGCCATTATTTAACCCGTTTGAGGCGTGGATTTTTCTTCTTGGCTTTTTTACTTGCAGCGCGTGTCTTGGCCGCCAGTTCCGCGTTGGCGCGCTCAATGGAAATTCCTTGAGACTTAGCCATGCCCTGAGCGACCTTCTTGAAACCGGGATGTTTCTTTTTCTTAGCCATTTTCACTCCTTATTTTTTCAGTTTCAGTTTCAACTTGTTTACAACTTTCTTCAAGACTTTGGGAGCCTTGATAATACGTTGAATTGGTACAGGTTTTTTGTCTTTCATTGTTTTGTTCCTCCGCGCATTGCGCCACTTTTAGTGTTTCTGTTAGTATGCAAAGTCGCCAATGTGCTTTAATTCTACAGTTGGATCGCACCACACACTATATCCTGCTTTTTGTGCCTGCTCGCAAAACCACATATCCTCGCCAGTAATGTTCGCACCATCTTCGTCGTGTTCGTAAAAGAACCATGGTTTGTCTATCTTATCGAACACCTGCATGTCAATTAGCAAACAACCAGTTGCCACTGCGTGACACTTGAAAATATGTTTTGGCAACGCTCCCTCAAAACGTTCGCCCTTCTTTATCTTGACGGTGGATACCACCGGAACAGTACGTTCATTGTAGTGCGCTCCGACGATATGTTTCCCATGACTAGCCAACTTTTCAAGCGGGTTGCCTCGCCACATCATGTCTGCATCCACAAACCAGATATGGGACGATCCTGCTTTTTGTGCTTCCAACACACAATCCCTGCGGGCCACATGAACGTAAGTATGGATTGGGTAGCTTACGTTCACCGGAATGGTTGTCTGGGCCAAAACATCAAGGAGTGAAACCATCGTAAAAGTCTTAATCGAACCCATGTTAGGAATTGCAATTGTCACAGATTTTAGGCTACTCATCGAATTCTTTCTTGAACTCAAATCCAAGTAAACGAATACCGATTTCGCGCTTGTATCTTGGGTTGATCGTATCCCAATACCACAGTACCCAACTCAGTCGCCAGGATAAAAGGAAGTTCTTAACTTTATCTATCTTGGGAAGCGCAATCGGATTATTCAGCGGTTTGTCCGTTCTGCGCTTCTCGAAATCATCCCAGGCACTTGAAAACGAACTGGATGCGCCGAACTTGTAGTTGTGTAGGGTTTTCAAAACTACTCCTTTGTCGGTATCGAGTACGTCCCAACTTTGGCTGTCATACGCCTTGGTGAGTTGCTCATCCTGAAAAGAAAACGCATCATGTTTGTGTGACTCGATGGCCTTGACGATCTTTTCGTCAGAGGTATTGAATACTCCATTGCCGCCAAAATTGACATGGCCTTCCTCGGTATCAATCCCGAACTGCTGCGCTTCCTTGGTTCGCGCATGGATCGACCACCACTTCTTAGGCATCGTCTATGTCCGTATATCCGTAGTCCTTCACTGTATGCAGGGAAACTACTCTAACGATCTTGAATTCCTTTGCGTCGCTGAGTTCGCTGATCTTCACCTGCTTGCTAAGAACCACTGCGCCGCCTGGATGTAAGCTATCTTGCTCGGCCTCAAAAACCTTTTCTGAACCGTCAGAAAATACGAAAGTGTACTTTCTCATAATGCGTTCGGGTTTCTGAGGATCTGTGCCTCGTCCAGCATATCACCCTTGCTAGCCTTGAGCCTTTTTAATTGTTCAAGGTCAGGTTTTATGTCAGCAGCTGGTACAGACGCACCATCTGACCAATATGACTTTTCCACTGTTTCGATAAGCTCCTTGCCGCTTACGAAAATAGTGATGGCGCGCCCCTCGACCTGCGCCTGCGCGATCTGCTTGGCCTGTTTCACTGATCCGTTGGTTGCCCGGAAACAGAGATAATCGGCTTGGTGATCGCCTTGGTGCCCAGCGGGTAACTCACACTTCAAATCTTCCAGTTCCCCATCAACATTGTTATGGTGCTTGTTAATGTGGCCGCAAATAACAATATTTGGTTCTTTTTGTTCAACTTCTTGTTCTAACAAAGTTTCTTCTGACATTATAAAATCCTTTCTATATCAACGCGAGGATAAGTCTCCAACTGCCCACCTACCGTCGCGTTGAAAATCGGTACCGGACAACTCATTCGTGATACTTCGTGCAGGTATATCTCTGTCTCGTTTCTCACTCTCCAATCTGCATAATGCGGATAATTGCTATCGTAATGATCGTCTTGCCCCTTGAATAAATCGCACCCAACGAGATAAATCTCTGTGGCTCCATTCATAACTGCCAATTGTAGGACTGGGTACATACTCCCGAAAGCTGTACAAATTGTTGGTAGGTGCCAGCTCTGTACCCGTTTGTCGAGGTGATCTGCGGGATACGAATGGTGTCTTTCCTTTCGGTTGTCGCAATGTGCTATCCAAGTAATGTTATCTCCACTAAAATATTCTTTGAAGCCATCCCACAAAAACACCTTCTCACAATCCAGGTTCTTTTTTATCGCCTCTTTCCAATCGGTGTCGTTCTCGTTTACATCTTGACAGAAGTAATTGGTAGGCTTGATTGGTGGGCGGTTTATTCCCCAAGTAATCTCATCTTTCAAAAGATGAAGCGGGGTGTTTCTTATTGATGCGCCAGTACCAAGTATCCAAACTCTCATATCATCAGGATTGCCACAATAATCCCACAAACGCCTCCAATGATATTAACCCATCGGGGAAGCCCTGCCCCACAAAGCGAAAGACCTGTAATGATGTAGAAGATAATTAGTAACCATTTTTCCATATCAGCCTCCGAATAACCTATTGTAATCTATTATCATGCTGTCCGTTTCCAAACATATACCGTGAAATATGGCGGAAGGATGGAGTGGTCAGAGTGAGCGCCTGGTTGAGTAACCTGATGAGCATTCACCGCTCCACCTGTGTGCGATTGCGCGGCGTGTTGGTCGGGTTGTGTAACTGCTCCAGCCGCGTGAGTATGTTGGGGGTTGGCAAGGTCTATCTTACTTTCGGCAATAGCGGCAGTAGCCGATATGTCCTCGTCAGAAATATAATTGACGTGTTTGCTGCTCCACCAATGTTGAGACACATGGAAAATGGGCATTATAGACTTTCGTACTCCACTCTTTCGTATACTTCGAGGTTTCCACCAATGGTAGCGTTGTAAATGGGCCATCCAGACCTTGCCGCAATGATATGAGCTTCTAGTGCGTCCATTTGGGCGTATCTGTTTTCCTGTTCTTTACCGTGTCTATAACTTTCCGAGAAGTGACTCATATCACCATCCATATCGCAGCCCACAAGATATATCGGACTGTATTCTTTCAACATGGCTATTTGTATTGCTACGTTCACACTCGACCCAAATGTACAAAGGATAGGAAGGTGGAGTAAGTGAGGGCAATCCTTGTCGTTATAGTGTCTTTTGTAGTGAGCGCATGACCTAATTCTTCCTTCTTTTATTCCGAAATGGTCATTCACCCACATCTCACAACCAAGCTCCTTATGAACATCCATGCTCTCCTGCCAATCTTCGGGGCCGAGAGTTCCTGCTTCCTCAGCCCTGACGTATATCTTTGTGCGCCAGTCTGTGTATGGGTATATCAGGTGGATATTGTTACAAGACAGTGTTACTTCATTATTCAGTTTTGAAAGTTCTGTATGTTTTAGGCTTGCGCCGCTTCCAATCACAAAGGCTCGCAAGATGCCCTCTTCAAATATTCATATGCCGAAAACAACAACTCATCTTTATCTTGGAAATTTCCAATTCCTATATTGCAATTGGAACACAAAAGACCTCGGATTTTTCCTGTTGCGTGATCGTGATCTACAGACATCGCCTTAGATTGTTCATCTTGATCTATTTTACAAATAGCGCACTTGCCTTCCTGTTTTTCTAGTAAATCAAAATACTCCGACGGTTCCATCCCGTATCTAATTTTCAGCCACATCTTTCTGCCTTTATTAGCCTCCAAGCGTCGCTGTCCATTTTTCTTCCAATCTCTATCGTGATATTCCCTTACAATTTCTGGGTGTTCTTTTCTCCGAACTGCGCTATTTTTTCTGCCAAGTTCGTTTTCGCACAGTTTACACCATGCTTTTAACCCATTCTTGCTTCTTCCTCGGTAGAACTCTGAAAACGACTTTGTTTTGTTGCAGCGAGGACATTTCTTTTCTGTTACAATGTTTTGCATTGGACACCTCCATGTGTCTAATCATTCCCACGAACGTTTATGCGTTGCGTGGGTTTGTTATATCACCTAGGCATTGAACCATTTCACAATCTTTTGAAACACCTTCTGTTTCCAGTTGAAATCTCTGGTGAGAACTTCGCTTTCCTGTTTCATGCCAATAAAGCGCATGGTCAGTGGTTCTTCGTATTTATATCGCTCTTGATTCTTTAGGGTGATAACCACCCCGTCCATCTTGGCGGATATGGTGGCCGATTTCACTTTGCCATCCATACTTCCGCCTACGAACGACACAAGTTCCTTGCGGGGTTCCTGTGTTTCTGGTGTCAATGAAATTATTTGTTCCATAATGCCTTTCTGTGGGGGCCAGATTTCTCCAGCCCCCACAATGTCAACTTACAAGTCTAGTCATTGGTAACGATAGCTTGATAGGTTGAAGCTAAGATGTTCAACACGATCAAGTTCGTCCCATCACAATGAACCTGATAATGCGCGCCAATCTCCGAGCCAGAGGCCGTGATGGATACACTATCCAAATCCACGTCATTGAAACCAATGATCGTATCGGTAACAACCGAAGCGATAATGGAATCAAATGCGACCAGAGAGATTATCTCAAAGTCGAATGGCCCTGTCGCAATTGAGGGCAGGGTTATTGTGGTATTCGCAGTAGCTTGAAGTAAAACTACCGCACCACTCATGGCAGCGGTCAATGTAGCAGTCGCTGTGGTAACGAGCTTGTAATACCGCGTCCATGCAATGTTTGAAATTTGACCATTGGCATTTAAGCCAGGGGCCTGCCCTTTGAAGGTGGGCATACCGTTTACAGAATATCCAGCAGGTGTAGGCATCGTATATTTTTCCTTTTATAATCTATCCCGGTCACGCGTCGAGGCTGCTCGAATATTCCCCACGGATCAATCGGTTTTCACTGACCCTTCCGTAGCCGCCGAAAAATTTCCAGCCGAGTGATTGCCACTGTTGCAGCAAGCCGTCCGTCAGAGGCCCGACCATTTCACCGAACTCACCCACATCCTGAGCATATACCTTGACGAGGGAGTTGGGAGAACCATAGAGAACAGGATAAACATTATCCGAGTTGTCCACAGCCTCGCCATTAGCGTGATCGAAGCGGAAACCACCGTTGGCACCAGCACCCACAAAGGTTACTGTGGTTGTGCCTGAAATCCATTTAACGGTTTCGTTGGTGGGATAGAACGTAGCTGCGGTTTCCTCGGTTCCAACACCCAGATGGCGACCCACAGAATCGTTGGTACTTGTCGTAACAACCATCGTGGTATCAAGAGCCAGGGCTGAAGTATCGTTCAGAGTGGTGGCGGCGGATGAAGCATTGGTAATGCCTGCGAAATAGAACACTTTCGCAAAAGGTGTTTCGATGGCTCGGAACTTTCCGATCTTGCCAACCTCGCCGTTCAAGAGCAATTGCTTGTCCTGATAAAGCGCGGCATTGACCAGGTTTCCACCGTGAACCAGATCGTATCCGGCATCGGTGTGATAGAGCATCATCCAGTTTTGGGCACCCGTTTCGTCCACGTACATTGGGGCTTTAAGATCGGCAAGATGAGCGCCAGCCTGCCAAACGGCAGCTTCGGTAAAGTTGTGGGTAGTCGTGCCAGCATCGAGAGATGCGCGGGCAGCCGTACGAACCACCAAAGATCCACCCAACGAGGCGGTGATCGCAAGGTTTTCGATGGATTCCATTGCGTTGATACCAACGACTTCGGCGCGCTGTGCCCACTCGTCCATATAGGATTCAACGGTCAATAACTGTGACCATTTTACGGCTTCACCGAGAGAGGTCGTGGATACAGTGCTTGTGGCATCACGGATGATCTGAGGCACAACATCAGCAGTTTCACTGATAGCCGTTGATCCCGGTGTCAGGCGTGAGGCGAATTGAAAGGTATAGGTCGTGCCCATACCTCGACGGGTTTCGAGGTTGTACTGCGAATCCCGCATGATATTTCCAGCGAACTGATCGTAGTAACGATATTGTTCAGCACCGCGCTGATAGCGGGTGGTGTATCGGGTTCCTACGGCATTAGACTGGACTGAAGTAGTTTGAATTCCCATTTCTAAGTTTCCTAGGATTCATAACCGCTGTCAGAAAGCTCCTTCCGTAATGTCTTGATCTTGGATGCGTTGATCGTGGGGTCACGGTACAACGTCTTAAGTTCTGAATATTTGGAGTTTGCTTCGGCATCGGTCATCTTCCCACCAGCTGCGCCTTTTCCTTGCAGGGAACTGGCCTCAGATGAATCGGCGGGGGTATGTTTTGTTTTTCGGAAGGCGTAATCCGCTACTGCCGCTTTCAACTCAGAACCCTTCAACGAAAGGAACTTTGTTGTTTCTGGAGTATTTGGATCGACCTCGTAGTCCGCAAAGACTTTAGCCACATCATCCGCCAAACCTTCGTCTTTACCAGAGACTTGTGTTTGAACCGAACCGAGTTTTGAAAGTTGATCTTTGATGGAACGCACATCCTCTCGGAAACTATGTTCTTCGATTGCGCCATCCTCATCAAGACCTGTTTTTTTCAACTTCTCGATTTCGGCAATCTTACGTTTAAGGTCGGAAACCTCTTCTTTGGTTTTAGTGATACCCCTATCCTTATCCCCTTGCAGGGCTTTAGATCGAGCATCTACCTCATCCAGTTTCTTTGTTAACGCCTCAATTGTAGATTGCAACTTCTGGGCATCGAAAGAACCACCGCTGTCACCTTGTCCATTGGAACCTCCAGAACTGGTATTCTGGGTAGTCCCACCGGACTGGCCGCCGTCCACTTCGTTTTCAGCCATTGTTTATTCCTTTCTTATTACAATTTTCCAACAAAAAACGGGTTACGACTAAACCTTTCGGCTCAGTCACAACCCGCGTTGTGGCTCTAATCCTTGTCTACACTGCTGTAAACAAGGTGTATTAAATTATGGCTAGTATACTACAATTATTTATTTTGGGGGACGACCTCCAAATCTCTAAATTCACCGAACCCCTCAGATTTGGCAATAGCCTTAGAGCCTACTTGATACGCCTTCCAAACCTGCTCCCATAATTCTTTCCAGTGTTCGTTCTGGGCTTCAAGTACAGCCACTCGGTTTTTCAACTGCTCTATTTCCACGGCTGGTATTTCCATTATTGAATACTCATCAGCACATCACGGATAAGATCATCGCGCCCATTATAGCCTAAACGCTGGGCATCGTAATCCAGCTTCTTGTTTGCGGAATATGGCAATTCCTTGCCATTCCCAAAGTCGTAGATCAATTGTGTCATGGAATCTCCCAGCACACCTTTCCATTGGTCGGCAGTAAGTTGTGGTTTGGGTTGTGCAAAATTAGCAAGCCCTGTCTGTGCAGGATTTTCAGGTTTGTTTCCAGTGAGGCTTAATGGAACATCTTGGAGCAGTGAGCCAAAGCGGGCGGTCTGCCTGAGGTTATCTGCTTGCAGTTCATCCTTTTTATTCCAATATGCACTTAGATTGTACTGACTTCTCAACTCATGTTTGCGCTCATCAGTTGTAGAAAGGTCGGAATATTCACGGGCGGCGTTTACAATATCTGCGCCAAATTGCTTTTCCAACGTATCGTACATCTGCGCGTTGTAATATCGTTCCAATGTGTTCAGGCCACCGTAATATTTCAACAAATCAGGCGTATTCCTGATAATGGAAGTTTGCAGGTCAAGAGCATCGGCCACATCTGGATTTGCCTCGATATATAACTTGGCTTTAGCTCTATCGTCAAATCCATAGTATTGCGAGATTTTATCGGTAATATCAGCGCCGTATTGTTTCTTTATTTCATCCTGCATGGATGAATATAACCGACGAGCATTAGCCCATTCGGTACGCGTAGTATTGGCTGGAATGGCAACCATGGCTCCCAAATCAACCATGGCATTATTAAACTTTAGCTTTTCAGTTGCGCTCATGTTCCCGTATTTTCCACCAGAATCATAGAACTTCTGTGCGGTTGCAGGGTCGATCCCTACAATGCCAAATAATTCTTTTGTCATGCCTGGGGGGATACGCGAGATAACATTATAGGCATAGGCGCTGTCTCGATCATCGCCTGCCCTGCGTGACAATAATACGGTATCCATGAACGGGTAACGCTCACGCAGCTGGTCAAATCCCTGTTTGTACTGTTCGTCAGATAATTGCCCGCCGGTGTGAAGTTGCTGCATCCTGAAATAGTCGGCGTAGAAATTATCTATTTGAACATCGGAGGCTGTACGTGCCTTAAATCCAACGCCTAAAAAGAACGATGCGATCTGTCCGGGCGCGCGTAAGGCGGTTGCGTTCCTGTACGCCTCGTCCCATATTGGGCCGTTTTGCGTATGCCCGGCTTCGATAACCTGTTGTTCGGTGTATTTCCCGTCGGTAACAAGTTGCGCCAACGCACGCCCCACGCGGCCCCTTTCGTACTTGTCCATCGCGTTAAATGCACTATTTTGTCCATCTGATGCAATTAAAGGGTTTCCGCTAAACGCCATCACAGCCGGGTCAAGCTCAATGGGGGTTTTGCCAGCCAATGCCATGAGTGATTTTAGGGTGGCAGTTTGTGGAATTATCCTACCAGCCCAACTGGACGCGGCCTGCTCCTCACCCTTCAAGGCGAAGCCCGTCGCCATTGCAATTTGAAAAGGTGCCCAAACAGATGGGCCGAATTTGCCAAGGTCATCAATGGTGGACGAAAACCATCCAGCGCGTTTGTCGGGATCATTAAAGTCTGTGCCTGTCAATCCGTAGAGAGGCCATACAGCCGCTTCCAGATTGATATACATTGGATTACCCTGATTCAATCCCCACATGAATTGAGGCAGTTCAACATTGTATTTCCACCATTCAGGCGCATCCTTGTGAAGGCTAGCCATCTGGTCTTTGAATTTTGCATACGCTGAAATAAGCTGTGGGTCACTAGCCAGTCTTTGCATCCACGTATTATAAGAGCGCGAGTACCAGAATTGGTACGGGTACACGTATGACATGGCATGATCTAAATGCGTCGTTTCGCCATAGGGGAGCAATGCAAAATCGCGCCAATACTCTGCGTACTTCTGCGCTATTAGTCTGCCCTCGGCCATCCTGTCACCGGCGGTTTTTGAGAAGTCGGCCATCTTTGCGGCCATCTCAGGATTGAAAGTTTCAGATGCTTTCACGCCCCAATTGCCCAGCATGTTCTTTTCCATATTGGCAAGGCTATCCAAAGTGCCTGCCGCTGTCTCAGCGTGAAAACGAGATGGCACAGGCATGGCCCCATCAACGTACGGGGGAGGTAGTTGCTGCTTTTGAACCTTGGGCGTAATTCCTTTTTCTGCTGCCCGCTTTTCAAGTACAGAACGCAGTTGTTCCGGTGTTAATTGTCCATTGCCTATTGTCTTGTTCAATTCCGGGTCGTATTTTTCAACAGCGTTATATATTGCGTTCCCGTCTGTGGAAAAACCATATTCTTTTGCCACTGAAGCTAAAGTCTCTTTCGGAGTAATAAACGCGTGCCCACCTTCCCATTCAGCGGTGCGATACTTTTGTAGTTCCTCCATTTTGGCGCGAGCTTCCTGCATCAAGTCTGTAACCCCATACTTGGATGCGGCCTTTTCACTCAATTCAAAAGTGCGGTCAAAGTAGGTTGTCCACATCTGCGGCAGTTTCTCGTTCTTGACGTACTGCCACAACGCGTTCTTAAATTCCTTGGCAGTGGTGCCGGTAAACTTTGCATCAGAACCGATCTTAGCCCATAGCTTTTGAAAGTCTGCCCCGGCCTTATCTGCCTCGCGCGTCAATTGCCACGCTGTCTCAGTAACACCGCGTGTTTGCGAACGGATGATATTGTCCGGTGTGCGCTTGGCTAAATCACCAAGCAGGGCCGTAACATCCTGGTCACCAGTCCTTTTGGCAATATCAGTCAAAGCCTCAATGTACTTATCGTGCGTTTGATACGAGGCCTCGATGATCTGGTCAAGTTGTGACAAGTCGCCTGACGACAAGTTGCTACCTGCGCGTTCTGCGATCTGGGAAAGCTCCTCGGCCATGGGGCTGTTTTTACTGACACCGGCAGTATCATCCACGATACTTTCCGCACGCGTCTTTAGTTCGTCACGTAATTTTTTGAAAAGATTCGATACATCCTGTTGGGTAGCATCTGGATTTTTGGTTAATGCCTTTATCTCGTCCATCACCCCGGATTTTTCGAGCGTCGTAAGTTGTTCGGGAGGTACATAGCTTTCGTACATCCTCCACAAGTCCGGGCCACCTGAGTTGTATTGTTTCGAGAATTCAGTAGCAGCCTTTTGCACGTTCCCTAAATTCTCCTTCACCAATGCCTTGAATCTATTGGCCTGCTGGTTTGAAAAGCCAGCGGCCTTGAATTCATCCAAAGTCGGCAAAGCCTTACCAAAGCTATTTTGCATATCAAGCGCGTCAAGATAAGACGAGAGATATACGCGTTTAGCCGCTGATCTTTCTGTATTACTCATGATCGTGGAACCATTCGGGAGGCCGAATATCTTCCCCTCGTTCGCATTGGCCGAGCCGGTTAACGTCTTGAATCCCTCCACCGATGGAGGCAACTGCCCATTAAATAATTCTGTCAGCTTATTAGTAACTGCCTCGTCTGACCAAAACTTCCCATCCCGATACCAAGCGCGCGGGCCAATATCTATCAAGGTAATTAGATTGTTTTGTAATACGTTGCGTGCTGCTACTCCGTACTGATACGAAAAGTAGAAGTTACCCAACGCTTTGTTTATCCAGTTTTTAGGTTTGCTGGCAACATCGTTCAATTCAGATATACGGACAAGTCCGGGACTGGTCTTTTTCAGTTGGCTATACTGGGCGGCTAATCCTTGTGTCTTTGTAGATACCTTTTTGCCGTTAGTTTCCGCGTCCGTTACAGCCGTGGCCGCGTCCTTCATTTCCGATAGTGTCGGGAACTGGTTCTTGGCAGCCTCGTCCATCAAGCCCTTCAGCTTGTTTCCCAACACCTTCCAGTCGCCCTCAGCGCTTTTGATGGTATTGAGAAGTTTATCTACGTTTAGTGTGCCATCCTCTGTTTTGAGCAGGTTCCTGAGCGTCGCAGATGTTTCTAAGAACGACTCTCCAAAGTTCGTTTTAGGTGACGGGAAGTGAGTAAGGGCCGTAACCCCGTCCTTCACTTCTTCTGGATTACTTGATGATAGTTTTATCAAAGCTGTCATCCAGTCATTCACATCGTCTATTGGTCGTTTAGCTCCGGCGATATTGCCAACGCCCCATGTCAGAACATCACCCATCTCACGGACGACGCGCATCTTATTGCCCTCTGCGTTAAGGGCAGTGACGTTGTATTGCTGCGGCCTGAATTCCTTGGCTACCCCGTTCGGATGGGTGTATTCCACAACATGATTTACCAAGTCGTCAAGTGCCTTTACTCCTTGAGCATCCGTGGTTGCACTGGAAAGATTTTGAGCTTTATTCAAAAATTCAGCATCAGCCACAAGCCCGCTGTCACGGATAACGGTTGAGGCTTCATCCAGTTTACCGATCATCTTTACTGATTTGGAGATATACCCAACAATATTCAACGGGTCAAATATCAATTGCCCGACAAGCTCTGCCCATGGGTTCTGCAATTCCATGGCGAGTAGTTGTGGATCTTCACCTGCCTGCGCGCGTCTTTTGTATTCCTCCGCAATGGCCGGGGATACAAATTCCGAATAAAGCAGCTTACCTTCGTTCCAGCCCTGCTTGATAGCATCAGTTTTCTGCTTTAGTGTGCCGGGCGCGTTGAAGAAACGAACGGCATTAATGG